ACAGTTGTGACCCCCCCCCCTACTGAGCTTTCAGCCACTGGGATTGAGGTTAGATTTTCATTACTTCAAGCTGCGTGCAGTCTTGAGGCGCTTTAAAACACAACTATGGCTTTCTTGTCATCTCTCGCGGTGCAAGTTGCGAAAAACAATTCCCAATCTCTTTCGCAATCTTTCATGCTCGACAAGAAAACTGTGTCCACCATTTCCGACCTCATTAGAGATAATACGAAGAGGCATTGGAAGCCGCTTGCGGTTATTGGTGCTGCTGGTGCACTTGCCTATGGTGCATACATGGTACGATCGGAGATCCTTCAGCAGAAAGAAGACACAAAAGTCGCTCCTACTCTTACTGAGGTTAGAAACCTCACGCATACCGCCAACTCTGTTGACGGCAATTGTGGCCCTGAGCGTAATGACTTCGAGGACTTAGACTCTCTGGCAGACGACTTCTTGTTGGAGTTGGAAGACCAACCGGAGTTAGAAGACTGTTTGGAAAATGATCCAGCAGCTAGTGTGGATGTGAGATGGACTAGTGAGGAAAAAGAACATGATATCCTCGATCTTCAGATGAAACAACGTAAATTCGAAATTAAGACATCGGATGGGCTGGACGAGGACAACATTGTTGACCCCGTTCTCTCCGGACTTATGCTGAAGAAGGTAATTGTTACCCAGGAGTCCTATCACAAGGAGCAATATAGAAAACAACGCAAGAGAGTTCGCTCCGGACAACTCAGCAATGCCACTCGTGGGCTTGCCGCGAAAATCCGTGCTAGTTTTCCGATTCCTGATGGATCTATGTTGCAGCAAAAGGCTATGTGTCTCTATGCAGCAAAGGAGTGCAGGAAGATGTGTATTCGTGAAGCACAGATTGCCACTATGGTGCCAAAGGCTGTTACTTTGGCTTCCGTTCCCACTACATCCCAGGTGGACTTACGCCAAATTACCAAGATTGACTCTGTCGAGTTGAGGTATAAGAAAATGGCGTGGTCAGGTTATAAGAACAAGCAAGGATGGGCTGCCCACCTTGCTTCACTCTTTGCCTAGGGGTGCCTAATCAAGACTCAGGGGTTTGATACTAGTGTTAAATTTGAATGTACCCCTGAGATGGAGGTTCTTGATTGGGATTTTACCAGAGAAGTTAGAAATAGGAGTGTGATGAGCATTGGCGCTCTTGCTTTTGAGCAGGATTACGGTGTTCATAATAACAGTTTAGCTAACCTAGGACGAGCGCTACAGGAACGGGTGTTTCTAGTGCAGGGCAAGAGTGGTCTTGAAAAACCACCTCGTCCAGCAAAAGGAGCACTTCGGCTGAGTACTTTTCGTGAATCGTGGGTCCAGAACCTACAGGGTTGCCACCGCGTCCCACATGACACTGTCGTGCGTGCGTACAAAGGTCGCAAAGCCTCGCGCTATGCCAGCGCGTTTGATTCACTTGAGGAGAACCCAGTAAGCTTTGAGGACTCCAAACTCACTGCTTTTCTGAAGTGTGAGAAAACTAATTTAAGTGTCAAGGGGGATCCAGCTCCGAGGCTGATCCAATTTCCAAATCCTCGCTATTCATTGGAATTAATGACCTATCTGAAATTTTCAGAGAAGAAGTTTATGAAAGCGATTGATGCTGTGTGGGGTGAACCAACTGTCATGAGTGGTTACAATTGTGAGCAACTTGGGCTTTTACTTTCTCAGAAATGGGATCGATTTAAGAACCCAGTTGCTGTTCCATTGGACTTCTCACGATTTGATCAACACACAAGTACGGATGCTCTGGATTATGAGTTTGAGTTTTACAAGGCAGCCTTTCCAGGTGATCAGCACCTGGAAGAACTTTTGTCCTGGCAACGTAAGCCTTTTGGCATTGCGGTTGCTGGTGATGGGGCCATTTCTTACCGATGCCCGGAAGGGGGACGAGGGAGTGGTCAAATTAACACATCGATGGGAAACAAGCTAATAGTTTGTGGATTGATGTGGGAATATTTTAAAGAGGTTGGCCTTGTGGCTAGTCTGGCAAACATGGGGGACGACTGTGTGATTTTCTTGGAAGACCACCAGCTTGATCTTTTGCGCAAAACTCTGAGGCAATGGTGGCTATTGCGTGGTTACAATGCTATCACAGAGGAACCATGTTTTGAACTGGAGAAAATTGAATTCTGCCAGTCAAACCCAGTTGAAGTGAATGGTGAATGGATTATGGTTCGCAACCCTGAGAAAGCTCTCTCTAAAGATTGCATCACTCTTGCGAGTTCAGAAACAGTTTCACAAATCGCTAGCTCTTACATGGCTATTTCCACATGTGGGCGAATTATAAATTCTGGGGTGCCTGTTTCGTTTGCACTACATAGTGCCATCCATCGCGCTGCTAAGCGATACACTAAGGATGTTGAGATCAATCCTGATTTCATGTTTCGAATGATTGAATTTGGCAATTTCGAACGTATGAAAGGGCTTACTTTCAAAAGAAAAGAAATCTCTGACGAAACCAGACTAAGTTACTACCGTGCTTTTGGTATAGCACCGGATACTCAAATACTCATAGAGAGTTATTATGATTCTCTCTCTCTTGACCTTGGGGCAGGTGTAGTAGACGTAAATTCAATTGAATTTAACACAGCGCTCTCTGCTCACCTGCTAACTAACACATTAAACTAGACCCTGGGAACTAGCTAACACTAGGAAGGTTTATGTTTTCATGTCTTTGAACATTCAACGTAGAACTAATTGGAGAGAGACATCTGTTGCTCGCGCGCCCACTCCAAGGACCACACCACGCACCCGCGCACGTCAAGACAAAGAGTTTGTGGAACAGTTTAAGACAGGCACTTCGCAGTCTTATACTCCTAATACCACGGATTCTGCTCTTTCTACCGGGGTTGGTATTCTCGGCGCTGCTTCTCTTGCTGCTCCTGCTCTTGCACCTTTTGCTGCTGTTGCTGGAGTTGGTTACGGCGTCTACAAGTTAGGCGAAACCTTTAAGCTATGGTGAAGAATTCAAGCAACACTACAAGCACTTCACGTGCACGTGCCCCTCTTACTAAGATGATGAAAAGGCGCGCGCCCGCTCCGCCGATACGCCCTGCCGCTGCTCCCGCACCAACCAGACAACCTAAGGCACCAGTGTTTGGTCCAGTTTCTACTATAGATACTGCGCCTATCAGCATTGGCAACTCTGTCACTGGCTCTCCAGCCATTGTTGTACCGGTTAAGGATGGGATTAGAGTGAAGGGTCGTGATTTTCTCATGAATATTGATCCCACTGCTACCGGCATTACTGGCTGGACTCTCGTCGCTGGCACACCAGTCACTCCCATGTGTATGGTGTCCAGTGCCGTCAAGGGTTTTGCCAATAGTTATGCCGAGTATTATATTCATGGCGTCGCTTTCCATTTCATTACTGCCACGTCTACCAGTGAGGCAGGAAGTATCACATTATTCATTAATAAGAATCGTTCCGCCCCAGGTCTTCCGACTGATGGCAATTCTTTTCTTCCAACGGTACTTTCTGATCACAACACACTTCTCTCACCCTTGTGGAAGAATTGTAGTGCTGTGTACTTTCCTGAGCCAAACTGGTATACCACCAACATCATGAACGACGAGGGTCTTCACGAACAAAGCCCTGGTGAGCTCTTTGTGTTCACTAAGTCTACAGTTAACACGAGCCCTGGCTATATTCTCGTCGATTTTGATATTTCCTTTCGTAACATGCAAGCAAGCACTAAGGCTCTTTCACTTCCGATTGCTCGGATGAAATATACTCAAGTTACATTTAGCATTACTGCTCTTGCAATGGTTCAAGGTTCAGGTGCCGTTTTCAACATTGCTACCAACACACTTATGGACGGTTCCACCACTAGCTCTGCTCCTGTGAGTAACGCTATTGGGGACATTTACAAGTGTGTTTGGAATCTTAATGATACGGTCTTTGGTGGTGGCACTAATGCGACCAATCTTTTGAGGGTGTCTTATTTGTCCTCCAATATTAGCCTTTCTTTAACAGACGGATTTACTTTCTATGCTGTTGTTGTAACCGCAACCACTGCTCTTTTGTTTGGCACTTATGAACAAGCGACTTCTGGTTCAACCAGTTCTGCTTTTAATTGGCAAAACAATCAGGCAGCGGCTACAGTTTCAGCACCGATCTACATGTCACTCGTTGGCACTATGGCGAGTAGTCTGTTACAGGCTAATATTTAGTTCCCTTCCTCTAACTTAGATTAGATAGTCCAACTGTCAGGACTTTAGACCCGGCGCTTATCCGTCGTTGACAGCATCCAGTATTGGTGAAGATATGAAAATATTTAGCAGTAGTTGTTAGGCTTGTCGTTTACAAGTCGAAGTTGGGAGGTAACTTCAAACTCCACGATGTGCAGATCGGACTTGACGAATATGGGTAACCAGGGGTGTCAAGTGCCTGCAACAAATCCTCCATTAAGATCCTGGAAATAGACGTCGTT